ATTTTTGTCATGAAGAACGCCAGCGTCACCATCAACAGCGTCGATCTCAGCAGCTACTGCTCGTCAGTCGTGCTCGACTACAACGTGGACGCAGTGCCCGCCGATGTGATGGGAACTTCCTACCACACGTTCCAGGCTGGCCTGGAGAACACCACCTGCACCGTCAACCTGAACCAGGACTTCGCTGCCACAAAGACGGAGGCCACCATCTTCCCGCTGGTCGGCACCACCACCACCGTCGTTGTCAAGGCAGACTCCGGCGCGGTCAGCGCAACGAACCCGTCCTACACGGTCACCGGGTTCCTTGCCTCGTCGCAGCCCGTCAACGGTGCCGTTGGCGATCTCGCCGCCATGCAGCTGGTGTTCACCGGGAAAGTCGTGAAGGCCACCACCTGACATGTTCCTGCTACACATCACCACCGTGCGGGCTGATGGGTCGCAAGACACCGTCGAGCTGTCAATGGCAAGCCAACTGGAGTTCGAGAAGATGGAGACCATGTCTCTCATCGACGCACTCGACAACCGGGTCAGCCAGCACATCCTGACCCGGTTGTCCTGGCTGGCATCCAAACAGTCTGGCATCACCGTCCCGGCATCCCTCGACGAGTACGCCCGCCAAATCAAGACGGTGGGCTACAAGGTGGAAACAATCCCTTTTGGCGAAGCGGCATCCACGCCACAGTCGCCGCCCTCATCCTCCGTGGAATCCCCTACTCAGAGCTCCTAGCGATGCCACCCACGCTGGTGGCAACCCTCGCCCAGGCACTATCGGAAAGGCAACAGTGACAGTCCCCAAGTCGTCGGTCAAGGTTGTCGGTCTGGAGCAGGCCATCAAGGATCTCCGCAAGATTGACCCCCAATTCTTGGCGGACCTCCGCAAGCGTTCCCGGCTTATGGCTAACGAGGCTGTCACCTCGGCCCGGCAGGAGTTTGACGCGACCAGCGCAGGCTGGTCCAACAGCAAGTACCCGCTGACCGGGATGGCTAGCGGCACCCTGCTGAAGGGGCGCAACGTTGTGTGGAACCGGGCCAAGGTTCGGCGCAACATCAAGTTTCAGCTGGGCGGCCCGAAGAAGTCGGCCCGCAAAGGCAAAGCGTTCAGCATGTTCTCCATCATCCAGAGCGACGCGGCTGGCGCAATCTACGACATGGCAGGCAAGGACGGCGGCAGCTTCAACCCCGAGAAACAATTCGAGGAGTCGCTGCAGGGCAAGGACCGCCCGCACCGCACCGCCCAGCCGGGCCGACCGAACAAGGGTCCGTCCCGCTACATGTGGCCCGGTGTGTGGTTCTACTTGCCGCAGCTTGAGGAGCGAATGGTCGAGCTGATACGCGACCTGGAGCGTAAAGTCAACAGGCAGCTCATAAAGAAACGATAGGCAATGGCAGTCCGGCTTCCAGTCATAACTGAGTACGACAACAAGGGCATCAGTGCCGCCATTGGTGACCTCAAGAAACTGGGCAAGCAGCAGCTGCTTGGCGTGGTGTCCGCGGGTGCCCTGGTTGACGCAGCGCGCCGATCCATTCAGGCAGCGAACGAGGATGCCCGGTCTCAGCGTCTGCTGGCAAACACTTTGCAGAACACGACCGGGGCAACCAACGACCAGGTGGCGGCGGTCGAGGCCAACCTGCAGAAGCTTCAGTACAGCGCAGCGGTCGCAGACGACGAGCTCCGCCCCGCCCTGCAGAAGCTGTTGCAGGCCACCCGCGACACAGGCAAAGCACAGGACTTGCTTGCAACCGCGCTAAATATTGCGGCAACGACCGGGCGCGATGTCGAGACTGTCGCCCTCAGTCTGAGCCGCGCCTACCAAGGGAACATTGGTGCGCTCCGCAGGCTCGGCCTGCGTGTCTCGGACACAGCTGTCAAGTCCAAGGACTTCCAAATGGCGATGGAGGAAATCCGCCCGGTGGTTGACGGGGCAGCCGAGGCCGCAGCCAAGGGCGCGGACGGTGGCTGGAAACGGCTCGGCATTGCTTTGGGTGACATCTCCGAGGTGGTCGGCACCGAACTGAACAACGCCCTCGGGCCGACAGTCAGCAACCTGGGCAAAGCAGCGCAGGCCGCAACAGAGGCGGGCGAGTCCGGCAGCTTCCTGGGCAACGCCACAAAGGTCATCATTGCTGAGCTCATCAAGGCCACCGCCGGGTTGGGCCTGTTTGGTGGGGCAGCCAAGTCCGCCAAGAAAGACACCGACGATCTGGGCGCGTCCGTCAACGTGACCGCGGGCAGGTTCCGCATGCTTGAGGAGGCCAACAAACGGGCGTACTCGGACCTGCAGGCAAAGCGGCAGGAAGAAGCCGCCAAGCGCAGCAAGGCACTGAAGGAAAAGACCGACGCACTGGCAAAGGCAAACAAGGAGCGTTTGGCGACCGCCCTCACCACGGCACGGCAACGCCTCGAACAGCTGACACAGGCCTCCCAGGACTACTCTGACAGCATCCGGGACTCAATCACCGGGGCTGTTTCCTTGTCGGATGCGGTGGCCCGAGCGACCGACACCGAACAGGCATACAACGACGCGCTGGCGGAACGCCGCGACGCATACGCCGAGCTCGCCAAACTGCAGGCCGTCACCTTTGACGCAGCCACAGGCAAGACCCAAGTGGCAGACGCAGAGGATCTGGCTGCCGCTATGGAGCGTGTCGCCAAAGCGGAGAGCGCAGTCGTTGAGGCCCAAGGCAAGCGGGTCGACTACACCGCTGCATTCCGGGAACAGATCAACGCCGCCAAGGACTTTGCGGGGAGCCTGCAAACCCTCATTGGGCAGGGGCTCAAGCAGACCGGGTTGCAACAGCTGCTGAACCTTGGCCCGGTCGCTGGTGCCCAGGTCGCCAAAGACCTGGTGGCAGGCACTGCCGGGTTGAGCGTGTCGGACTTGAACATGGATGCGTTGACAGCTGCCGCCGCCGGGGTTGGCGGGGCCGCCGCTGGGCAGATGTTTGGGGCTGACATTGCTGCCGCACAGAACACGCTTGGCGCGATCACCTACGCAAACGACATCAAGATTACGGTCACCTCGGCTGACCCAGATGCGGTGGTGCGGGCACTGGTCGCCTGGTCGAAGAAGAACGGCAAACTGCCTGCATCCATTCGGGTGGACTAATGGGCACCAAACCGTCCGCAAAGATTGAGTGGCGCACCGCAAGCCTTTTCAACACCACAATCACCACAGTCACCACCAATCTTCAGCGGGTGCAATGGACAAGTGGACGGCAAACAATTTCTGACGACTGGCAGACCGGGTCATGCGTTGTGTCCGGGCGCGGATTCCTGACAAGCGTCCCTGCTATCGGCGACTTTGCGCGTGTCACCGTGACGGACGGTGCCAGCAACACAATTTTCTATGGGGTGGTCGCGGACTACACACGGAACTTTGGCATCAAATCCGAAATGGACTCCTTTGACCTCAGGCTCGAAGGGGCATCAGCCGCGTTCGGTCGAGTCCAGGTCACTATGTCGTGGGGCGCAAATGCTCCGTGGTTGCGGCCTATTTCGGAAGGGGCACCCAGCCTCATCCCTATACAGACCCTCAACCTGAGCCCAACGGTAAGCCCGGAAACGATTTCCGCTTACAGCGGGACCGCGCCATACTCGGACACGTTCTACCCCGCGATCACTACAGCACAGGCCGTCGTCAAAGAGGTTGGCGACGAGGAGTCCGGCATCCCTTATGCGGTCAGCCCGGTAGTGCTCGTGTACGACCGCAACGACCCAGCCCTGTACCAGCTCGCCGCCACGTTTGCAGACGACGGCACCGGGGTTGGATACAACGCAATCCAATTCCTGTCTACGTCCTACACCTACGGGACGCGAGTGACTGTGAACCCAATCAGTGTCGCATCACAATCGTCTGGCAGTGGGATCTACAACCAGTCGTTTACAAGCTTTGACAGCAGCACCACCCAAGCCTTGAACCTTGCCGGGTACATCCGTGTGAGCCTGAACGAAGCAAGCAATGTGCCGTACTCAATCACGTTTGAAGGCTCGTCGGCTACGGCAGCATCCATTGCGTTGTCAAACCCGAAGAACATCAAGAACGTTGTCAACATCAAGCTGCGGGGCACCACCTACAACGCGGTGATTGAAGGCATGGACTTTGACGCTGATCCGTCAAACTGGCGGTGCACCCTGTACCTGTCGTCAAGTTTGCAGAACGCTTTCTTGCGTACGGCAAGCTCGACACCAACAAGTTAGGATTGTGACATGGCAGTGAAAACGTTTACGACGGGTGAGGTTCTGACTGCGTCGGATACGAACACCTATTTGGCGAACAGCGGCCTCGTGTACATCACCAGCACCACGATTGGCACCGGGGTGTCAAGCGTGACGGTCAGCAACGTTTTCTCCAGCACCTACGACAACTACCGCATAATGTTGTCAGACGCAACCGTGTCGGTAGGCGGCTCTATTGGTTTGCAATTGAACCTGTCTACGGGCTCCAGTTACTTTATGGGCGGCATCTACATGACGTTTACTAACGCAACTGTCAACGGATACGGCCCGGCTGTGACATCACGTTGGAACGACGTGTGGGCCGCGGAAACTCTCCAATCAACTGGTGCCCTTGATCTGTATTCACCCAACAAAGCGAAACGCACAACCGGCGCGTGTATGTCAATCAAGGCAGGCACAAGCGGAGCAAGTCTGGCGCATTACATGATGAACATGCTCGAAGAAAGCAACAACCAGCACACCGGCTTCACCTTGTACCCCGTGTCGGGAACTATGACTGGTGGCACGGTCACCGTGTACGGATACCGAAAGGCGTAGCAATGTCCGACCCCATCCTTGGCACATTCCACGACGCAGAAACAGGCGAAACCATCACCCGGGAACTAACCCCCGAAGAAATCGCCGCACTTCCCGAACCTAGCGAGCCGATCGAGTGACGACGCGGTGGGTAATCCCCGCCGCAACCGTGCTGACGGCAGTCCTCTGGCCCGGCAACGCCTCCGCCCGCGACTTCACCTGCTACGCATCCAACACCGACCATTGGGCAATGACCCAACCCGACGAACACGCCGCGCTCGGGCACTGGCCTACCTGGGCGGATTGCCTCGCATGGCGGGATGGTGACCCCGGCCCCGACTACGTCTGGTCATACGGGCTAGCAAACACTCCACCCAGCACGACCACTTCCAGCACAACCACCGAACCTGCAACGACAACCACCGCCGAGACGACGACCTCGACCACGTCCACCACCACGACGACAGCTCCACCGACAACCGAACCCGAAACCACAACAACGTCAGCCGTCCCCGAAACGACGACGACGAGCAGCTCGACCACCACCACGACGAGCACCGTGCCCGCCACGACAACGACTCAAATCGAGCAGACAAGCACAACCCAACCGACACAAACGCAAGCAACAGCGACCAGCAGCAGTACTTCATCAACTTCCACATCAACCCTCCCGGAAGAAACACCACCGACAGTACCCCCGACAACACTGGTGCAAACGGATACTCGCGCCACGCAAGCAGCCAAAGTGATCGGCGCACAGCTCGCCCCAGGAGTCACACCACTACAAGCCCAAACCGTGCTGATAACAACCATCGCCACACAAGCTGTGGCAGCAGTACGAACAAGGAACCGAAAGTGAAAGACGAACTGAAAGCACTACCCATGACCCTGCTTGGATCGTGGTACGTCATCATCACCCTGGGCGGGTCAACGAAGTCCGCCGCAATCTGGGGCACCGCCGCCGGACTTGCCCTACACTTCCTGTTGACAGCCCTACTAAAGGACAACGACGAATGAACCTCTCGATCATCAAAGACGTGGTCGGACGCATGGTCGCCCTGTTCCTCACCTCCGCTGCGGGTGTCGTGACAGGAGCCGCCGCGCTCGCCCCCGAGCTCAGCATCGCCAAAAGCTGCGCCATCGCAGGCGTATCTGCGTGCATCGTGGTGCTGCAAAAACTGGCGGCAGCAAGCCTGGACGGGAACCTGACCAAAGACGAAGTCGACGCAGCGTTCGGCATCAAAGCGGACAGCCGCAAGTGATCAGCACAAACCACGTCATCACCACGACAGCATCAAAGCTGGTGTCGGCCTCCACCTCGAAGCGGACCGTGTACATCCACGTCATCGGCAACAACGTCGTCTACCTGGGCGGCTCCGACGTGACCTCAAGCAACGGCATGTTGACCGAAAAGACGGGTGCCCCGCAACCCATAGTTGTGCCTGCCCACGAGGAGCTGTGGGCCATATCCGCCAACACAGAGAACCTACGTCTCCTTATGCCGAGCAAGAACGATGGCTCGTAAGTACCCCTACTACCCGGCGTGGGACGGCAAGAAGCCCAGCACCCTGATTCTGAAGTGCGCGGAGCTGTGCGGCAAACGGTGGAAGGGCACCAAGAACCTGGGCACCTACGTCAACCGGGACATGCGCGGCAAGCCCGGTCAGAAATCCGTCCACGCCACAGGGTTTGCCCTTGACCTGGGCTACAAGGACGAGACACAGGCCCGCGAAATCTGGGACTTCTTCGTCGGCAACAGCCTTGCGCTGAACGTTGCCGAGGTTCACTGGTACACGTTCGGCAAGTACGGTGCCGGGTATCGCTGCTCCCGCGGCGAAGGCAAGACCGGGGTCAAGATCTACGCCAACGCTGAGGAGTCCGCAGGCAGCGGCGGGATGTGGCTGCACATTGAGCTGGTCGACATGGACCCGACCGAATGGGAGACCCGGTTCAGGGCGTTGAAGCCCAAGGACGCGCAGTAACTGCTTGGAAACTGGCTGCGCCAGGTGGGTGCCGAGCTTCCCCTAGGCTCGGCATCCACCACCCCAAGCATTGTTTGCACTACGGTGCTGGTGTCGACCAAGCGACCTAGGAGGAATCCATGACAACATTCGACGACCTACCGCTGTTCCGGGCAACTGACCCGGCAACCAGCCGAGCCGGAGCACAACACGTCCGGCTCAGGCTCGGCTCCCAACAGGCCAAGCTCCTGGCTGCCTACGCCCAGGAACCAAACGGCCTCACCGACGAACAGGCAGGCCACGCATCAGGACTCGCAAACAACGCCCGCTGTGGCTACTGGAAGCGGTGCTCGGAATTGCGCCACAAAGGACTCATCGAGGACACTGGACGCGTCGTGGAGGGCTCCACAGGGGCGTTCCAGATGGTGTGCACCATCACCACCGCAGGCCTCAACGAAGCTGGCAGGCTCCGCATGGACGAATCCAGAAAGGCCGCCAAATGAACCCCGCCGAGTACTGGCTGTTCAGCCTGTTCTTCATCACCGCCGGATGGTGGCTGCACAAATGGCTGGGCGAATGATTCCCGTGTGGGGCTACACCGTGCTGCGGTCCGCCGACAAGAAAACAATGGTTCAGATCTTCACCGATCTGGAAACAGGCTCGATACTCCACGCACAGGTGTGCACACGGCCCAAGCCGTGGGGAGCATGGGAGCCGCCAACGGAAGTAGAAAAGGTTGATTAGACGTGCCCTCATCGCAACAGTCCTGTTCACCAGTCTGCAAGCAACACCTGTCCGAGCGGAGTGGAACCATCCACTACCCAAGGACGTGTACCTGCAGCTCTCAATCTGTGAGACCGGGAAACGCCCAGATCAGGCCGTGACCCACATGTCCCGCAGCTATGTGGGCGCGTTCGGGTTTGCAAAGACGACGTGGCGGATGTTCTCCGACACCCCGGTGCACCGCGCCAAGCACCTCACCTGGGCGCAACACGCCCGAGTGCTCGACCGGGCGTTCTGGTTCGGGCACACCCGCAACGGACGCAAGCAGTGGGCCGTCGGACCCTATGGTCATGGCTGCTGGAAACACCTGTATGCAAGCAGTCCGAAACTACGTCACATGGTGTGTCATAATGCCAAGCGACAAGTGAGGAAGTGGTGCAGATAGCACCACCAAACAAGGAAGGGTTGACCGTGACAACCAAACCAGAAACAACCACCGTTGCGTTCCGCATCGCCACCACCGATTACGAGGTGTTGCTGTGGGCCACCCGGCACCTGAACCACAAGAAGCCCA